CCAGCTCCGCCACCGCCAGCATAAGTTACGCTAGTACCAGTAATTGAAGACGCTAAACCTGCACCGCCAGAGCCAGATGGACCACTTGTTCCAGAAGTATTTCCACCAACTGCGCCAGCACCGCCACCACCAGCAGAACCATTTGTTGTTGTGCCATTAAATACAACATTACCGCCAGCAAATCCTTGACCTGCTGTTCCTGCCCCACCACTGTAATTAGAATTAGTGCCACCACCGCCAGCACCGCTACCGCTACCGCCAGAGATTCCATTTACAGAAGCGCCTACATATTGTCCTAATCCGCCACCTAAAGCAGTAATAGAACCAAATACAGAATTACCGCCTTGTGTGCCATTATTTGATCCAGACGCTCCACCAGTACCCCCCGTTCCAACGGTAACTGTATATGTGCCAGATGGATTTGTAATTGTTCCAGTTCTAAAGCCGCCAGCACCACCACCAGAACCTAAACCAGAACCACCGCCACCACCGCCAGCAACAACTAAGTAGTCAACCAAAATAGGAGGAAAGGTTGCACTTAAGGCATTATACGAAGCCGATATAAAACCACCTAGGTAACGCTGGGACATTGCGTTATCCTTAAGTTATAGCTTCAAAAATCGCAGTATAGGTTAATGCGCTACCTGTACCTGAAGTCACGCCAACAGATTGATTTTCTGTAATATAAAGGTCAGTAGTCTTATCAACAATAATTAATGAGGCGTTAGCTGGGACACTAATCTGATATGCAATGTAACCAATTACTGTAGCAGAGCCAAATGTGGCATTGTTGCCTACACCGACTGTGGCATAAACAGCAGAAGCTGTAACATTTGATACAACTAATCCAGTAACTTTGTTGACTGTACCAGCCGCTGGTGTAAGCCCAGTTAAAGATGTTGTACCATCATAAGTCCAACTAGTAGTTGCTCCAGTACCAGACGGTACGACATAGGCTGTGTTGCCTTTAATTGTAGTTAATGCTGCAATATTTGGGTTTGCCATTTTAGAATCCTAAAGTCATTGCATAAGCGATTGCTTGCGCTTTTGTTGGTCCTGATGCTGCTGGGGCTGTTGATTGCCAAGTAGTTCCATTAGAAGTTAATACATTACCATTTGCACCTGGAGCTACTACTTGCAAAGCACTTGTGTTATTACCAAGCAATACATGATTAGCACTTAAATTAGGTGATCCTGTACCACCTGCAGCTACTGGTAAAGTGCCAGCTGTTAAAGCAGAGGTAGAGCTTGAATATAGAGCGTAATTAGCAGCGCCAAAAGAAGAAAGTCCTGTGCCACCATAAGTAGGCGCTATAACAGTGCCGTTCCATACCGCATCACTAATTGTTGCGTTGTTAAAAGTAGCTGTGGTGTTGTTAAAATTATATGAGCCTGGTAAGAAAGAATAGATAGCCCAAGAACCAGCGGATGTTGCAATACTTACTACACCTAATTGAGTAATACCACCAGAAGGAATGGTATCCAGCACAGTACTAGCATTGTTTGTGATTGTTAAAACACCAGAAGAGTTATTAACAAAAATAAAACTTTGACCAAGGGCTAATGTTGTAGCATCAGGTAGCTGGAATGTCTGGGTAGTAGAGCCAACTAAAATTTGTGTTCTTGCTGAGGCTACAGTTAAAACTGTTGTGCCGCCAGCTGCTGTTGTTGCGGCTACGCCAGCAGTAAAGTTATTAAATAATACATTACCATTTGCGTCTCTTAGTACAACTGAGTTAACTCCAGAAGAAGCTATAACACCTGTACCACCGTTGCTGACTTGCAAAGGAATGTTGGTAGGTCCAACTAAATTAGTGCCGTTACTGTAAACCGCTTGTCCTGAAGGGTAGGTAACAAATACGTTAACCGAACCAGAGAAGGTAACAGCGCTGCCAGAGTTACTAGAGGCCAAAATAGTAGTACGAGTTAAGGTAGGACCCGTAGTTGAATACGTGCCTAAACCTACTTCCCAACTTCCAGAGGCATCAGTAGCGCCATAATATGTAGTATTACCGTTGCCAATAGAGGCAAACGACTGAAAGCCTGTGACGGCTCCAGTCAGTGTAAAACTAACAGTAGTATTAGCAGTACTTGATTCTTGTACTCTATTTTGGACAACTAAAGCCATAGTTGGCTCCTAATTAAGACGTTGCTGTAGTGCTATAAGTAACTGACACAGTATCACCAGCAGTAGTAGCTTTAGGTGTACCAAATGCGCCAGCGCTATACAAAGTACCGCCAGTGTTGCTTAATGTCGAGCTTGCGCCAGCTCCCGTAACTAAGAAACAACCTGTTACGTTACCACCTCCACCAGTAATGGTGTAAGTAATAGCCGTTGCAGCTGCAGTAGTTATGTTAGCTGGAGATAAACCAGAAGATGTAGCGGCACTAAATACAGCTGTACCACGAACTGCAGAACCACCAACTGTGTAGTTAGTAAACTCAGTCCAGCCAGCGTGGGAAGTCATCGTATCTGCTGCTAGGAATGTTGGGCTAGTTGTGCCAATCAAACCTAAGAAAGGACCAGTAGTAGTGTAAGCAGTGCCAGCCAACAAAGTGTTTAGCATTAGCTGTTTACCAACAGCGTTAACTAAATTCGGAAAGCTTTCTGTCCACTTAACATTACCGTCTACATCACGGCACTCTACATGGTATACGCCTTCGATACCAACTGTTTCATTACCTACGGCATTAGCTTGCAATGTTGCCACTGCTTGGTCACCAAAACCTGTTATTTCTTTTTCCATGATTGCTCCTATTAAATGCAAATAATTGCTGAAGTATTGGTAACAGCTGGAAACTGCACCGTAAATATATTGTTACTAATTTTATCACTACCAAAATCTAAAATACATACTGCTGGGTTATTACATACATCTGTCGTGCCAGTATCAAAAGCCATTATGGATTAACCGGAATCTTGGCTTGACCATCTCGATAAGAATCGCCACGCTCTAATCCAGTTCCAAGCCTGTTAAGTTGTTGCAGCGCTTCTGTATACTTTTGATTATACAAAGACATCATGTCGGTTTCACCCTTCATGTAAGTATAAGCCTCTACTAAACAGCCGTAAAGCAGAACAGTATCAAAATTATCCCCGAGCCACGATGTCCCATCTGGGTTGTTAATAGTGCCTACAGATGTGGCAAAACCTGATCCTGTGGACCCAATTGTTGCTGTTAGTGTGTCACCAGGGGTATATCCTGAACCAGCAAAAGATAGTCGCACGTTTGTAACAATCCCACCCGCCACTGTTACATTAAGTAGCGCACCATCACCAGAGCCACCAATAGCAGGTAAGTTATTGTATGTGCCAGTAACATAGCCAGCTCCAGGGTTTGAAATAGGACCTAGTGACGCAATTGTAGATTGAACAATTGATATAGGGTAATAGTAATAATGCAGTTCAACCTGGTAATTAGCATTTGGTGTTGGCCCCAGGATAAAACTTAATTCATTTTTATTGGCGTATTGAGGGCCAAAAAGCGCATAATATCGGGGTTTACCCGTACTTGTAGGAGATGGATAAGCTTGGCGGATGTAATTAACATCCTTATTAAGCAAAAACTCATACTCACCAGTTACGGGATCAATAGCAGCTAAAGAAAAAGAAGATAAATAGTCCATTGGGCAAGAAAGATACGGAGACCCTAGGGTAGTGGTTCCGGTTACATTTTTACGCAAAGAAGGTAGCTGTACCGTGTTATAAATGCGAAGTTCTGCTTGCTCTATGAAACGGTTAATCTGTTGCGTAGCACTTACGGTATTTCCGTTTGCCAAAACGGTCAGCGGAAATTGATTCTCCGTATAGTCCTGAATAGCAGATTGTAGTTGGTAATAGTTCATTTAATGTGCCTATAGCGCCCTAATTAATGCTTCTTCTGCAGTGTTGTTTGGTAATACCAGGTTTAATATAGCGGTTAAACCAGGTGTCATATCCTGTCCAAAATTATAAACGGCTACTGCTTTATTACCCTTACTACTATTATAAATTAAAGCCCCTCTAGTGGTAAAAGTAACATTAGTCCAAGTAATTGGGGAATTAAATGTAATGTAGGCAGTGTTTGAATTAGCGCTAACAAGGGCTCCTGTAAGGGTTATGCCCCCTGCCGTGTAGCCCCCGCCTGTTACTTCTCCTACAGTAGTGTATTGGGTTGTGTTATTACCCAAGTCTGCAGAAGATGTGTAAAGAGCGATCTTAAAGGTATCTACTAAAAAGTTATGGACACCTTCATAAAGCTCTCTTTTAAAAGAAGTAGTTTGGGTTTGAATAATAGCCATTAGGAAGAGACCGCCCTTATATTACCCGTGTAGGTAGTAACTGCAGTAGGTGCAGATAGTGAATTTGGAATCATCCCATTAGCGCTAAAAGCACTAGCCCCTATTTGCCCTATGAAAACATTGTAGGCATCATCAGGTAAGGGGCGGGGCTCAAATAGTGCAGTTGAATCAGAAACATTGCGCCGAGGCTCTAGTTGGGGCTGCTTAGGTTCATAGCAAAACACACAAACTTTAAGGTTTTGCCATTCTTTTTTAAGATCGTTAAGCAAGAATCGCTGTCCACAGCGATCACATGCTCCCCAGGCTAGTTTGCCAGCGGCGTACATTAGATATTTCCTCGCACATCAGGAACGGCAAAATAACTCGCTCTGTCTACGTCCGCACCTGAAATACGTGCCCAGTCTTCTTCGTAAATTTGTTTTAAAAGTACTACCCGATCTGGCGCTTTTTTAAGGGAAATGTAGTATGCCAAGCCGGATGCCAAACAAGGCAAGAAACGAAAGTTTACGTCAGTTGTATTGGTAAATGCACCAGCGTCTTCAATTCTACGAATTCCATAATAAACAAAAGTGTAGGTAGTAGCGTTATCTGGGCAAGGGAAAAAGTAAGCTTTTGGCTGGATGGTACGTTGAAAATAAAACTGAGCCGGACGGCCTTGAGTACCTGCTTTATTGGGAGTGTGTAACCACTCTGCCTGGCTAAAAC